CGGTGATGGACGAAACGCACTGGTGGACCCTCCCGCGGCTGAAGCAGGCCCATCAGACGATGGCGAACAACCTCGCCAAGCGCAAGATCGCCGACCCATGGATGCTCGAGATCACGACGGCGCCTGAGCCTGGAGCTGGGTCGGTGGCAGAAGCCACGATGGATTACGCCGTGGCTGTTGATGAGGGGCGAATTTCCGACACGTCCTTGTTTTTCTTCCATCGGCAGGCCGGAGACGAGCACGACTTGACGACGAAAGAAGGAGCCCGGGCCGCGGTGATTGAGGCGTCGGGCCCGGCCGCGGCGTGGCGGGACATCGACGCCATCATGACGATCTGGTCCGATCCTGGGACCGATCGGTCGTACTGGGAGCGCGTCTGGTGCAATCGGCTGGTCAAGAGCGCGTCACAGGCCTTCGACGTTGAAGCGTGGAAGGCGCTGGCGGTGCAGAAGAATCCCGTCAAGAACGGCGACCTCATCGTGCTCGGCCTGGACGGCTCGGTCTTCAACGATTCCACGGCGTTGGTCGCCACGCATGTGGAGACGGGCTATCAGTGGATGCCAGGATTATGGGAGTGCCCACCAGGTCGTAATGGGCCAGGCCAGCCGACGTGGCAGGTGCCAGCCGAGGACGTCGACACGATGGTGCGGGCCATGTTCGGTCGGTATCAGGTCTTCAGGCTCTATGCGGACCCGCCCTACTGGCAAGCATGGATCGCGCAGTGGGCCGGAGCATTCGGGGCTGAGCGCGTGATCGAGTGGTGGACGAATCGACGCAGGCCGATGACCGTGGCGCTCGAGGGATTCAATACCGCGTTGCGGGATGGGAGCCTGAAGCACGATGGCGATCCGCGGCTCGCGCGCCATCTCGGGAATGCGCGGAAGGAAGAACTGAAGGGCCAGCGCGACGAACAAGGAAAAGCGCTGTGGTTGATCCGCAAGGAGCGGTCAGACTCTCCGCAGAAGATGGATGCGGCGATGGCCGCGGTATTGAGTTGGGAAGCGCGGACTGATGCGATTGCAGCCGGGGCTTTGAAAGCGGAACCCAAGTATCAAATGTTGATCCTGGGGAAGAAGTCATGAAATGGTCATCGCGCTGCGTGGTCTCTCCAGAAGCGATTAAAGCCGGTGCTCTTTTTGACAGTCTTGTCATGGTGGCGCCGTATGATGCTGTTCGGGCAACCGTTGGGATTCTCAAGATTAGAGTTCCTACCGAGCCAGATCCTAGCAGTGATGGTGTGGAGATGATGGTGCTTGGCACCGCAGATAAAGAGGCGGAATGAGCGACGAGAAGCCCGTTCGTCCGCGTGGACGTCCCAAGCAGGCCGCTGAGCCGTTGACGTCCATCGTGTCGACCTGCCTCACGCCGAGTGAGCATGACGCCATGATTCGGCTGGCCAACAACAGCCGGGCCAGTTCCTTGTCAGAATACGGCCGACGCGTGTTCGTGCTCCATCTCCGCCAGTCCGGGCATTTACCTACAGAAAAATAGGACAATCGTCCTAGGCCTGCGATCCTCGTAGGCGTGCTGAACCGTGCGTACAGCCTCTTCGAACTGAAGTCCATCGACGAAGAGCAGCGCATCATCATCGGAATCGCGAGCACTCCCGAAACGGATCGCGGCGGTGACGTCATGCATCCGCTTGGCGCGAAGTTCTCGCTCCCGATGCCGTTCAGGTGGGAGCACAAGACCACCATCGGCGAAGTCTTCTGGGCTGAGCCGAACGCCACAGGGATTCCGATCAAGGCGCGCATCGCCAAGATCGATGAGCCCGGTCTTCTCAAAGAGCAGACCGATTACGCGTGGCAAGCCATCAAGGCTAAGTTGGCGCGCGGACTATCTATTGGTTGGGCGCCGACCGGGGGCACCGCTAAGCCTAATAAAGCTGGAGGGCACGATGTGCCGCATTGGGAATGGCTCGAGACCAGCGCGGTCTCCATCCCAATGAACGCCTCCGCGACCATTCAGATGATCAAGTCGCTCGATATCGGCCTTGCCGCGTCAGGCACTGAGGCTGAGCCCGAGAGTCTCACCCGCAAATCCGCCGGCGCTTCGGCATCACATCGAGTCGTCAAGTTGATGACTCTGAAGGATCCGAAGATGCCGATTCCCATTGCCGATCAGATCAAGTCGTACGAAGCCACGCGTCAGGCCAAGCAGGCCGAGCAGGACGCCATCATCGACGCGTCCGCTGAGAAGGGCGAAACGCTGGACGCCGAGCAGTCCGAGAAGTACGACACGCTCAGCGTCGAACTCAAGTCCATCGATGCCCATCTCGCGCGGCTGCGGTCCCGCGAGGAATCGAACAAGCAGGCGGCCAAGGCGGTGGCGGGTTCGAATCGCGAGGAGGCTTCGGCGTCCCGCGGCGCGACGCCGGTCATCACGGTCAAGGACACCATGCCGGCCGATCTCGCCTTCGGGGCGATGGTGCTGTGCAAGGCGCACTCCTACCTGGAGTTGCAGAAGGGCAACTTCATCACGCCGTTGGAAATCGCGTCGCGGCGGTATCCCGGCAGTTCGCTGATTCGCGGGTACTTCGAGCAGAAGACTGCGGTGGCGGGCGGCACGACGACCGACAGCAACTTCGCGTCCGCGCTCCTGGCGCCGGCGCAGGTGCTGGAATCGGCCTTCCTCGCGTATCTGCGGCCGAAGACGCTGGTGGATCGGTTCGGCACGGTGCAGAACGGGGTGCAGATCCCGTCGCTGATGAAGGTGCCGTTCAACGTCAAGATCCAGAGCCAGACGTCCGGGGCCTCGGCGAACTGGGTGGGAGAAGGCAAGGGCAAGCCGGTCACGAAGTTCAACACGACATCGGCGACCTTGCTGTTCAACAAGATCGCGGCGATCTCGGTCATCACCGAAGAACTCGCGCGGTTCTCGCGTCCGGGCGCCGAAGGCTTGGTGCGTGACGAGCTCGCCAAGGCCGTGATCGCGAAGATGGACACGGACTTCATCAATCCGGACGTCGCGGTGTCGTCTGGCGTGAACCCGGCCTCCATCACGAACGGCCTGACCGGACTGACCACGGCCGGCACCTCTGCGGCGAACGTGCTCACGGATATTCAGGCGCTCGTCGCGCCGTTCATCTTGAACGGCTACGACATCTCCAGCCTGGTGATCCTGATGCCGAACACGCTGGCCCTGACCCTGTCCTTGATGCAGAACTCCCTCGGCCAGGACTCGTTCCGCGGCATGACGGCGACGGGCGGCACGGTCGCCGGTCTCCCGGTGCTGGCCTCGCAGTACCTCGCGAGCGGTGCGTCCTACGGGAACATGGTCGTCTGCGTCAGCGCGGAGAATATCGCGCTCGCCGATGACGGCAATGTGACGGTGGATGTCAGCCGGGAGGCGTCGATCGAAATGAGCGATGCCCCGGCGAACGAAGCCGCCACGCCCACGGCCTCGGCGTACATGGTCTCGATGTTCCAGACGAACAGCGTAGCGCTGCGTGCGGAACGGGAGATCAGCTGGAAGAAGATGCGGAGTACCGCGGTCACGTTCATGGACGACGTGAACTGGGGCTCCATCGGATCGCCGTTCTAAACACACGGCGGCGGAACACGCCGGGGAGGCGTTCAGCGCGGACGCTTCCCCGTCCTCGTAGAAAGGGCGGCAGGTCGAGATGGTTGCTGTCATGGTCATGCGGCCCTTTACGTTGGACGGCCGGAACGTCTTCCCGGGCGAAGCGGTCGAGCTCGAACCGATCGATGCGGCGGTCAAGGCGCACGCCGGACTCGTCAGCCTCGAGCACGGCCATCTCAGCCAAACCTACCAGACACGCGAGATGGTCGCCGCGCCGGTGGCGTCCGAATCGGTTCAGATCAGACCTGGTGTGTTCGTCTCTGAGTCGTCAGAGAGTATCTACGCGAAGCCAGCCAAACGTCGGCGCGGACGGCCGCGGAAGGTGCGCTGAGCCGTGCGTCTTCCGTTCGGATTGACCCTTACACGCCAGAAGGCCAGCGTGCCGAATGCCTCGGCTGGTCTGGCGTCCTTGTCCACGGCCTATGGCTCAGGGCGTGGCTGGCTGCCGTACATCCTGGAGTCGTTCACCGGGGCGTGGCAGCGGAACATCGTCGTCGATCATTCGCATGTCCTGGGCTATTCAACGGTCTGGGCCTGCGTCACATTGATCGCGTCTGACATCTCAAAGCTGTGCGTCGAGTTGATGCAAGAGGATGCGAACGGCATCCTGAACGAAGTCGAGAGCCCATCCTTCTCGCCGGTGCTCGATCAGCCCAACCACTTCCAGAACCACATTCAGTTCTTTGAGTCGTGGTTCATCTCGAAGCTGACGCGCGGGAATACCTACGTCCTGCTCGAGCGCAATCATCGCGGCGGGGAGCACGCTGGAAACGTCGTC